CTGAGTATCTCGAAACTTGAGCGGTTGAAACTTGTTGAGCTGACGCTGGAAGGACTCATAAATCCGGGAGGAAGTCTCAGCTCGTGGCGCTGGCGTTTGGTGACGCCCAACGTTGAAGTGAGGTGCGCTGCGAAATGACGACAGAAGGAACAAACCACGATTGCACAGCGTCCCGCTCGACTGACGGGTTCGGCGGATGCAGAGAAAGGAAACAACATGGAACGGAAAGAGATTGAAAAGCGAACGCTCCGAGTGTTCAAAGAGCAACTTGGTTTTACAGCCACGGACATAAAAATGACGGACGCCATCAACGAAGACCTTGGTGCCGACAGCCTGGATGAAGTTGAGATTGTCATGGCGATTGAGGAAGAATTCGGGATTGAAATTAGCGACGAGGACGCCATGAAGATCAAGACCGTTGGCGAAGCAGTCGATTACTTGGAAAAGAGGCTGACGCCGAACGTAAAAGTGAGGGGTGCCGCGCAATGACAACTGAAGAAACCAAAAACCTATGTTCGGCATCCCTCTCGACTGCCGGGTTAGGCAGCCCGCCAAAGACCGACGTGAAACGGTTTATGGCGGTGGCGAGTAAGCCGCATGCACAAATCGCTGGTGATTTGGCTGACGCGATTAAAGCCGAGATATACAAACACTCTGGCGTGCCGCTTGCGCTGGTTATTGGGGTGCTCAGAATAGTTGAGAAGGACTTACTTGATGATGCCTAACGTTAAGGTCAGCGGACCCGCGAAGGCGGGTTGATAAATCAAGCGCCGATTCCTCGGGTCCGCTGGACCGTTGGGTTCGACGTTTTCAAAGAAAGGTTGCAATGGAACATTTGGATTTCATCGTTTGGATGCTTGGCTTCCCGGTCATGTGGGAAACGGCAGAGTGGATACGGTCGAAGAGAAGCGGGCCTAGAAAAGAGTACAGCGAGAGTACAACAGGCTTTGCTGCGGTGATTGTTGTCGCAATGTGGATCGGCATAGGTGGCGCATTGTGGTGACGCCGAACGCCTGAATTGATGCGGCTTCGCGGCTTTATCGCGAAGGTCGCCTCGAATGACGGGTTAGCCGTGCGCCCGACGAAGGCACGGCAGAACGGAGGACGTGATGACACAGTACGAACGCGAAGAACAGCAACTAGAACGCGACCTGCAAGACGGGCTGCTTTCTCAGGGCGAATACAACCGGCAGATGCAAGTAATGCAGCGCGACTACCGCGACGAAATGCGCGGACTTGCTGAAGATGCAGCAGAGCGGGCTTACGACGACACGATGGGCGGGCGCTGGTAGTCATGGTGACGGCTAACGCCGAATTAACCGAGCGCCGCGCTGAAGCGGCAGACAAAACCACGGGCGCTTGATCGGCGTCCGGTTGAATGTGTGGTTCGACGCGAAGCAGAGAAAGGAAACAGGATATGGAACACCAGGCAAAATTCACGATGCACACGCCAAGCGGCCCAACGCACTGTTGCGAAAAACACGCTCGACAACTTGAAGCGTTGATGCGGATGCTTGGAGTGCATACCAATGCGGTGCTGGCACCAGACGGATCGACGTGCGAGAACTGCGAAAACGAAGCGAAGGCCAAGACGCCGAACGCTAGCTTGAGCGGACCTGCCGCTGATAGAGCATGACAAACGCACGAACGCCGATTGCGGCAGGTCCGCTCGAAGCGTCAGTTGGGGGACGGCGGTAAATGAGGCTGACCAAGGCAGAACGCGAGCTAGTGCGGAACAAGTTCGGCGGTAGGTGCGCCTACTGCGGCGAACCCCTCGGCGAACGCTGGCACGTTGACCACCTTCTGCCCGTGCAGCGAGGTGTCGGGAAAGCGATAACCGGCCAGCCAATGGCATGGATGGAGCGCGACACGCTTTCCAACATGATGCCAGCGTGCGCGCCATGCAACATCGACAAGCACTCGTTCGATCTCGAATACTGGCGCAGGAAGCTCCAGGACGCGGCCAACGTGTTGACGAGGAACAACCCGACGTACCGGCACGCAAAGCGGTTCGGTCTGGTGAAAGAGACGGGGGCGGCGATTACGTTTCACTTCGAGTCCCCCAACTAGATATATACATCGCGCCGCTTTTCACTTTTAGTACGGCGCGCCCCCTATAACCAATATCAGGCACAAAAGCGTCACGCAACGCATGAATATTCTATACAGATCGCTCAGACGTGCATAGAAACGGCTGAAAACTGCACAGGTCAGCGACACCAGCCGATGATTCGCAGCCAGCAGGGGAACAGGCACATCGGGCAAAGCTGCGCCGGTTTTGGATGGCTGGCGCGATACTCGGCGATCCAGATGACTTTACCCATCATTTATACCCAGGCTGCGACTCGATTCCGGCTTGTAGCTGATTGGCTACTAGCACCGCATTGGCGCAATCGGCGATCACTTCCGGCGCAGGTTCTCGGGGAGCAGATATTGCGCTGACACTGGCTGCATCAATTCCGCTGGCGGACGGTAGGCGGATGCTGGCACAGGAGGGCAGGTCTCGCACGCGGCCACACTTGCCAGCAGCAAGGCAGCGGTTGTAAGAAGCGCCAGCTTCGATGTCCGCTGCAAGAATCTTGACCGCGCCAGTAAAGTTTTCACGCGCCTGATCTCGTTGTCTGTCTGCGGCATCTTTGGCCTCCTGAATCAATGTGGTTTGCTGCTGTTGATAGTCCTTGAATTCCTGCTTTGCGTCTGTAATGCGCACGCCCTGAATCCACCATGACGCACTGCCGCCCGTCGCTGCGCCGAATCCGAATGCACCGAGCACGATCCAGATCAGTACGAGCGGATTGCCGACGATCTTTCCGAGTATCCAAGTCATTGCACGCCCTCAAGACAAAGATTCATTTCAGCGGATCGGCGCTTGACCAGTCCAGGAAGCTGAACAGAGACTCCGGCTACCTTCGCAAATGACCAGCGCGGTAACTGCCGGCAGGCATCGGCGATCTGACCAGCGGACAACATGCGCGAGGCAGTTGAGTTACAGGCGACAGTCGGGCCGATGTTATAGACCGCATCACCAAATGCAGCGAGCACAGGAACCGGCAGTCCGGGATGACAGCGCTCAACCGCATCAATGGCTTCTCGCATGTCGTCATTCAACAGTGAGCGGCATTCGTCCATCGAGTATTTGCGACCTTTCTCGACGCCACCGGTATGACCGTAGCACACCGTCAAGATGCCCGGAGGGTCCAGATATGCGAACTGTCGCAAACCTTCTGCCGGAATCGCCAGCGCCGTAGCGATAGCCGCAGCAGCAGACAATCGTTTTTGTTTCGGCGTCATTGCATGTCCTTCTGCGCAGTCAGTCGCGCCACAAACGCACCAGCTACAGCGATGATGGTAAGGATCGAGAACAGGCCACGCGGCAAGACGTCTGCGAACATCGGCAGGACGATCTCAGCGCCAGACAGAACCCCGGCCAGCAGCATCAAACGCACCGACCACGCCTTGCGGACAATGCGCCGCCATTCGGCAATCATCTTCATTTCGGCGTAAAGGCGATGTGTGCGGAAATCCATGCCCACGCCGCACTGCCTCCAGCGACAATCGCCGCCATCAGCTTCATGAAATTGACAGCACCCTTGGCCTGCTGCCACATGCCGATAAGCTCCCGAACCTCGCCGCTAAGTTCAGAAACCTGCGCTTTAAGCTCGATGATCTGTTCGGCCATGTCGGCATCGCGGATGCGTTCTTCATTGACGTGGCCTTCAATCTTTGACGCCAGAGTTTGAACCTGGCTATCGTTCTTGCGGCTGTATTCGTTGAGGGCGTCAGAGTTCATGCGTTCTTTCAGGCGTAAAAAAAGCCCTGTAGGGCTTGGTTAGTCGATAGCTTTGTACGGCGAGACGCGGAAGACGAAGCCCTTGAAGCGATCCTGTTCTCTGGCGTCGGTTGATGTTCCGTTGTGATCCATCTTGATCTTCCAGCCGAAACGGCCATAGACGGCCTTGGTATGGTCGAACCACCACGGAAAGACGAAGCCGAGGTAATGGAACTGCGCGCCGTCGTCACGTTCTGCGACGAGGAAATGCCAGCCGGGGTGATCCTCATCGACCTCTGCCTGCCCCGCCAACAGGGTGATAGTGCAGCGCGATACATCGCAGCCGATGATGTTGCGCGAGAAGTAGTTGGACTTGTTCCTGATCGCCGCCCACTGCCACATCGAATAGAACGCTGCGCAGGGCTTGCCGTAGTTCTGGTGACAGTAGTCGTTCCAGAAGCCACGTTTGTCGCCGAGCATCCCGTCGTAGGCGTTATCCCACCACAGCGCCCACTGCGGCAGGCGGATCAGTTGCCATTGCTCGCCATAGGCCGGGTATTGCGGGTCGCTGAATGGCTGCTTCTCAGAATGCACAGAGCGGAATGGCAGCGCGATGGCGACGACGAGAAGGCCGAGCAGCATGACCGGCAAGGTAAGCAGCAATGTGGCGAGACTCTTGCCGAACCACTTGGCGAGATGCGCGGTCATAGTGCGGCCCAGCCGGTCGGTTCGACCCATCGATACCTGCCACCGTCGCTCGGCATCGCTACCGGCGCTGTCCAGCGGCATGTTTCCTCGTCGATCTTCCACGAGGCGAACGGCTGCGGCGGAATGAACGCATCTCGTAATGAGTCGTAGGAAAATCCGACTCCCGGATAGTTCTTGCGGATCGTCGCGCTATAGCTGCACTGCCGCCACGTCCCATCAAGCAGCAGATCGTCGGACAGATACTGCTGACCGCGATGCTCTTCGTCGTTCGGAACAACAAGGATGCGCAGGACGACGCCGCTTTCGTCAATTTCAGCGAAGTGTGCCATCAGAATGTAATGCTCCCGGAAGCTGTCCATTTATAGATGTGGTATCCGCCATCGTTGGTATAGGTTGGTGATCCCGTGGTCGATACTGCCGCTGCGTAAGTGTTTGCGTAGCGAATGATGACTACACCAGACCCTCCAGAACCGCCAGCGCTTGCGCCACCACCACCACCGCCGCCGGTATTGGCTGAACCATTCGAGCCAGTCCCGTCACTTGCCGACCCTCCGCCTCCAAGCCCTCCTGTTCCTTCTGTGCCTGCCGAATTGCCATTTCCGCCTCCGCCGCCTGAATATGTGACGCTTGCCCCGCTGATTGACGACGCGATACCATTACCACCGTTACCGCCTGCGCCATTTGAAGCATTTCCACCAACAGAACCAGCTCCTCCGCCGCCGCCTGCTGATGAAACGCCAGCACCGGAACCTGGAGACCCTGATCCGCCATTATTACCACCTGTTGTCCCAGTACCGCCTGCAGCGCTTGTCCGGGTTCCACCGCCGCCAGACCCACCGTTTCCACCTGTTTGCCCACTACTTGACGCCCCGCCGCCGCCACCGGTCGATGTAATTGAAGAAAACTCAGAATTTCCACCAGCGGAACCACGCAAACCGCCCCCTGTAGAACCTGCGCCGCCTCCGCCAATAGCAACAGTGATTGGGGTGCCACTTGAAACTGATAGAGATCCTGTTAGCATCCCACCTGCACCGCCGCCACCACCTACGTCATACCCGCCACCGCCGCCACCTGCGACAACAAGATATTCAACAGAAGACGGAGGCAATGGCAATGCCGCAGCCATCAGCATCACGAGTCGTTTTAATGGATGGCTCATACAGAAGCCACGCAACGCCATTTCGACGTGACGCCGTTATAGATAAAGCCGACCGTCAGCATGGCTGTAGTAACGGTCGTCGTTGGCAGGGCAATGGTCGATGCTTCAAAGCTCGCGCCCCAGGTAATCGCCCGCGCTGCCGTTCCTGTCACTTGCACGATCAATACGTCGCCATCAACCGGCGTGCCGCTCAAGTTCGTTGTGAAACTGGTGATCGCTTCCGTCTGCGCAGTCAACTTGTAAATGTCGACGTTGTCAGTGTTGATCGTCGGCGTAGCGCTTGACGTGGTGCTGCCGACTCGCGCCGTTATGCGCTTGTTGGTGAGCGTCGCCGTCGCTGCGCGCTCTGTTGCGTTGCTGGTGTTATCGACGTTGCCAAGCCCTAGCGTAGTGCGCTGCGCAGCTGCGTCTGCATCATCAAGCAATGCAAGCCCCGCCGTCGTCGGATTAACTGCCGCATATTCGTCAAGGTTCGCGCTTGCCGCCTGATAAGCGGTTGATGCTGTATATGCCGCCGTGCCGAGCGTTCCGCCTGTTCCGATTGCCAGAGTGCTGCCGTCCGTTGCGGTCAGGGTTATCGTGTTGCTTGCGGTTAGCGTCTTTCCATCGGCTACGGTGATCGTTGAGCCGGTTGCCGGAGCGGTCAAAGCAACTTTGTTGATGCTGGTCGCCGTTGCTACGCCGAGCGCAGGCGTCGTCAGTGTTGGGCTGGCCTGCATGACAAAGGTGCTACCAGTTCCGGTCTGTGCTGCGACAGTGGTTGCGTTTCCGGTGGAGGTAATCGGACCGGTCAGGTTGGCATTGGTCGTCACAGTGCCTGCAGTCAATCCGGATGCAGTGCCGGTAATGTTTGTGCCGACCAACGCAGACGGCGTGCCAAGGGCAGGAGTAACCAGCGTCGGCGAGGTCGCAAAGACCAGCGCACCGCTGCCTGTTTCGTCCGAGATCACGCCAGCCAGTTGCGCCGAGGTTGTCGCAGCGAATTGCGACAGCGGATTGGCTGTTAGCGCATCTCCGCCACCGCCGAGCGCTACCCACTTCAGCCCGGTCGCTTCGGCGCTGTCTGCGGATAGCACATAGCCGTTTGTTCCTGCCACCAGCCGCGCCGCAGTATCTGCGCCCGTGCCGACCGCAAGATCGCCCTTGGCGTCCCATATCGTATCGGTTGCCACGCTGCCGCCAGCCGGCGTTTCCCACGTACCGTCACCGCGCCAGAAGGTCGAAGATGACGCAGATGTGCCGCTGTTCAGGTTGGCAACCGGAAGATTGCCCGTCACATCTGCGGACAGTGAAACCGCGCCGAACGTTGGCGCGCCGGCTGCGTTGCCGTGCAATACCGTTGTCGTTGTGCCGAGCGAAGCCAGCGCCGCAACGTCATCACTGCCTGCGCCGACGATCAGCGCATTGGCCGTGAGTGCGCCGCCGGTATGCGTTACAGTTCCGCTGCCGCCACCCGACACGCCAAGCTGCGTCTCGGTGCCAGCGTCGTCCTTCTGGTAAAGGTTGCCGTCCGCCTTGGCGTAAAGCGTCACTTTCCCGGCTGACGGAGTAGCCGCCGCTGCGCCTTCCGGCAGAGTAATCAGGCCCATTAAATAATCCCCAGGTTGCCATTGACCGTCAGTTCAGCATTGACGGTGAGATAGCCGAGCACGACGTAAGACGTATCGGCGGCGATGGTTGTATTGCTGCTGATGACGTTTGATGGCACACCGCTGCCGCCAGGGTGCGAATGCAGCGTCGTTTCCCCGCCATCGGTCAAGTCCGTTGCTTGCGTTGCGGTCAGGTGCGAATACGTCGCGCTGTTGAGATTGCCGAGCGCGGCATGATCGACGCCAGCAGGGAGAACTTCTGCGCTAACCTGCTGACCGGTCAGGGTAAAATCGACCGATGATGTATCGGCTACGGTTACAGCCGCATGTCTTGCCGAAGTGTTCGCTGCAACGTCGGTGTTGTTGCTGACTTCGGTATCAAAATCGCTGATCGTCGCTGCTGCTTGCGTGCCGGTATGGTTTGCTCTGTCCCTGTCGGCGGAGTGATAGTGCAGCGTTGAATCTCCTGAATCGGTCAAATCCGTTGCTTGCGTGCTGGTCAAATGCGTATAAGATGCCGTGTTGATGTTCTGCAGATCGGCATGGTTGCGCGTTGCCAGATCGGTTAGATTGCTGCCGGTGAAGTCGAGATAGCTCCAGAGGATTTGACCGGACGAGCTAATGCGCTTCCACAGCAGATAGAGCCAGCGATCCTGTATCGGGTCTTTGCTCGGCGGCGGCGGAGCGAGTGGAACCTGGCTCATTGCTGCGCTGTCCTTGCGCCAGCCATGCCGAGCACTCGCGCCATGTCTGGGTTGTCTGCCAGCAGTCTCTGCAGTGCATTGGTGGCAGGCTTTGCGCCGCGATTGACTACGGCATTGATCGCAGCCGAACCCGGGCGAGAATATGCGGCATAGGCCGGGATTGCTGCAGCAGCCCCGCCAATCGTATTCGCCAGACCGCCGAGGCTGAAAAGGTTGTTCATCAGCCGGCCAGCAGTGCCAGAGTCAGGAACCTTGCTCGGCATCACGGCCTTTCCAGCAGAGGTTAGATCCTGCAGAAGCGCGTCGCCTTCCGAGAAAGCGCGTTTGTCCTTGGTTCGATCCATCGCCCGGGCGGCGTTGTGCAGTTGCGCCGGGGTGAATACACCATCCTCTGCACCGACACCAGACGCCGCGCGTTGGATGCGCTTGAAGTTGGCATAGGCGGAGTTGATGTTCTTTAGTGCATCCGCTTGATCTGGATTGTTTCTTGTCAGGTTTTGTCGAATGATATTTTGCAACTCGGACAACGCATCGCCAAGTTGCCTGTTGTCGAACGACGGATCAGATCTGTATCCCTTTGCTAGCCTGCCAATTTCGCTTTCTGCAACCTTCAACGTCTCTCCGCTCATGTTTCCTTGAGGCGTCATTCGCTTAGTCAGTTGCTTATTCAGTATTTCTTCAAACTGATTTATTTCCTTTCCGTGCATGCCGCTTTTCTTTGGCAGAAGCTCAGCCATATCTCGAATGTTAGCTAAGTCATCAATAAACTTAGCGTCGGATCGAAAACCAAGATTTGGCAAAAGTTCGTCGTAAGCCTGCCCAAGACCTTGGCGCACGTCCTGAACAGCAGCATTGCCGACTCCCTGCACATTCATTCCGGGCAACGTTGCACGACGAATCGCCGCTTGGTTGAAATCCTCAATGCCGCGCATCCGTGCGTTGTTGATGATGTTGCCGACAATCGGCATAGACGTGGCTTTGTCCTCAAAGCCTTTCAGCCAGCCCCCAGCGTTCTGCCCGGGTGTCAGGCTGATTCCTTCGTCTGCCAGCGTGCGAACGTTCGGGCTGACACCAGCAGGAGCAGCTCCGGCCATCAGGCGAGACAGACCAGCGCCAGCCGCGCCACCGGCAGCACCAAAACCCGCAGCCTTGCCGCGTTCGGACAGGTCTCCCGGCGTCAGCAAAGCGCCCTGAAGCGCTCCGATGGTCGCTGCGCCTGCCATGGTATTCGCGCCGGGAATCATCGCCGTAGGCGCGAGCATTGCCACGTTGCCGGCGATGTTACCAACTGGCGCGGATTCGGCGATGATCTTCTGATTGGCGACTTGATCGGCGTCAGTCTTGCCAACAAGGCCCTTCAGCCCTTCCCACGCATTGACCACCGCCGAGCCGGCCCCGGCGATGTTTCGTTCGCCCCATCCGGTTTCCGCCAGTGTCTGCTTTAGCGCATCGGCAAAGCCTTCCTTGCCGATTTTCAGCGGACCGTTGGAAAACGCCGACTTGTCGAACGACGGCGAAGAGGCAGATTCCTGCTCCGCTCTTGCGCGAAACTCAAACTCTTCGTTTTCGTTCATTATCGACCGTTCGCTTTCTTCCATTCTTGATAGCGCTGCTCTTTGGACGGGTCAGCAAACCCGTTGGCCGGCTGTGCTTGTGATGGTTGCTTGTCGCCGTGCGTCAGGTTGAACGCATTGCGTGAGCGGCCTTTTGCCTCTTCGGTGAATTTGACGATCTTTGCCAGCGACTCGCGGAACTGTTCCGGCGATTGCGCGGTATCCAGAGCGGCAAGGTTGCTTTCCAGAAGCTTCAATTCCTTTTCGCTCACCGCTCCGAGAGCACCGCCAGTCTTTGACGCATCGCGCATCGCTTGCAGCGTGCCGAATGCCGTCTTCGACTTGAGCGTATCGAGTTGCGCGGTAGCGTCTGCCGCCTTGCTTCCGGGCATCGTCGGGAACAGCGTTTGCCAGCCGGTCGCCGCGTCAAGCCCCTTGTGCTTCGCTACGGAGTTCGCCTCCTCGGCCAGCGAGGTTAGCGCAGCATCGGTTGCAGATTGAGAGGCGACATCCTGATTGAAACGGCCTTGCGCTTTCAGATCAGCCGGCCCGCCTGGTATCGGCTCCATGTTACCGTCTGCGGTTGGTCGATAGCCAGCGGGTACGGTCGCCTGTTTGCCTTGCGCCAGCGATTGCGTCTGCGCCTGCCGGTAAGCCAGATCCGCATTCTCGCCGGCAATCTTGCGCTGCCGATCTTCGGCGGCCATCTGCAATTTCCGCGTTCCTTCTGGCACCGTTCTGCCGATTGATCCGTCCGGATTCTGCCAGACCACCTGACCGTCAGGCGTCATATAAGCGTCTTTGCCGTTCATATCGACGCGGCCTTTCATGCTCGTGCCGGTGGCGTCGAAGAAGTCAGACAGCGGCATCGGGCCTTGCGCCAGTTGCGCCAGACGGTTGCCCTGCTGCGGCGATTGTTGCGGCATCTGCTGACCGGACACGGCTTGCGATAGCGCATTGCCGAGTGGCGCTTGATTCAGGTTCTCGCCCTGATCGTTAATCCAGCCCTGCGGCGAGAGGTTCAGCGTGCGACCGCTGCTACTGCGGATTTGTCCGAAGGCCATGTCAGTAACTCCCGCCCAAGGTCATCCCGCCATAAGCGTCCGTCTGGTACTTGTTGTTCTTGTTGTTCGCGCTTTGTGCGGCTGAACTGTTTGCCGTGCCAGTCAGCAGATTGCCGAGCCGATTAACAGTATCGCCGTAGGACGTTTTGGCTCGATCCTGCCCGTACTGCGTCAGGTCATAAAGACGATTACCGGAACCAAGCATCCCCTTGGCGGCAGCGGTGCGATTGACCGCCTCAAGCCCTTGGTTGTACTGGAACTGATAGCCAGGGTCCGAACTGATGCTGCTCGGGTCTTGCAGCAATGTGTTCAGGCGGTTTCCAGCCGTTCCGGCGACTTGGTTCTGAACCTGCTGGTTCTGCAATTGCCCTTGCATGATCTGGTTTTGCAGGCCGAGATTCTGATTCTCGTAACCGATTTTTTGCGAGGCAAGTTGCTCCGCTTGATAGGTCAGCGGCGATACCCATTTGCCGTTGCTAAAAACCATCCCGGCGTTTGGCGTAACCAGTCCGCCATTTCCTACATAGGCATATGCGCCGTCAGCCTTCTGGCCTTCGACCGGCATCACCGAGTAGTCTTTCTTCATCCACCGGCTCCATGTATCCATTTCAATCCCCTTCGATTTCTAGTGCTTCAACGCGGAATGCCGTGCTGGCGGTGTGTCTCAGTTCAAAGCTTCGGCGCGACGTACTGCCAAGACGTGTCAGGCGCGAGCGATTCACGCTCAAATCAACCTTGCGATATTTGCTGTTCGTCACGTAATCGTCATCTGAGTAACGCAGGAATGCATTGGCGCTCACCTTGTCGCCGATTACTTCCGCCGATCCGATGGTCTTACGCTTTGTGGTCTTGCCATCCCATATCGTCGTGCGGCAAGATGCGTCAATCGTCACGCCGTTGTCGTCGTAAGCGGTGCCGAGCATTTCGTAAACAATGCCGTCCGTTGCGCCCTGCACGATGTCCTTGCCGCCTGCGTTGGCGTAATAGGCAAGATCGAAATAACCTTCGGTTGTGCCTGTAGCAGTAATGGTTCCTGTCGCTGGCGTGGCGAGGGTGTCAGTGCATTCAAAGGCAAATGTGTTGGCGTCGATATAGCTGATGTTCTTCGCGCCGTTGTAGCCGCTTGGCGTGGCTCCGGCGATGGTGACTTGATCGCCGTCAGAATTGCCGTGCGCGGTACAGACTGCCGTAGCGATGCCTCCGGATTGCGTCAGGCTGGATACCGACTTCGCGGCCGCTGCCGTGCGCCGGGTGAATTGCGACCACGCCTGCGTCGAGAAGTCATAGACCAGCGTGATACCGCTAGTCACCAGTGACAGCACATAGAGCGAGTGACCAGCAAAGCCCGCGCCCCACGAATAGACGGTCGCCAGAGAATCGGCGTTCAGGATGCGGTCAATGTCTGGCGTCGATAGTTTGGCCGGCGTAGTGCCGCCAGACAGCGCATAGACTCCGCGCCCCTTCTCCTGACAGTTGCCCATCCATACCAGTTTTCCGTCGAACTGTGCGACGCTGTAGCCGTTTGCGCAGCCGGTCTGAATCGTCGCATTCTGTACCGGGGCGAGTGGCGATCCGGTGGCGTTGGCTGCGTCGTAGAAAAATTGCGTTGTCCATTTGCCAAAGCCGACGACGTAATTCAGGTACTTGGTGATCGCCATTCCGCCATCTGGTTCGGCTTCGCAATTTATGAAGTCAAGCGAATTCCAGACCAGCGGCGTCTCTAGGCCGCTGTTGTAGATAACGCCGTTAGCGTCCATCACGAAGAAGTAGCCGTCTAGGAACGCCACGCCAGGAACTGTAACAGCGGGATAGTCAGTGTCTGTAATCTTGGTGATCGTGCTGGCGACCCCATCGAACACATATGCGTCCGCCGTCGATTTGAACATGAACCCTGTCGAACCAGATGCCGAGTCCTGCAGGCAGAATTGGAAGGGAAGACCTGCGACTGTAACCGCCATAACAACTCCTTATGCCAGTTTTGAGACAAATCCGATAGTCTGATTTGTCCCTTGTAAGAACCCGTTTGTGTCATAAATGCTAGCCCAAATTTCCCCTGAAGTAGGGCTAACAATGTTTACCTCGGTAAAAATTGCGTAGTTAGACCCGTGGCCCCCTTCCTTTAGGATAGGGGACCCAGAGTAAGCGGAATATCCGGCTGAAGTAAAATCGGCCGTTGTTGCTCCTGTATAAGCCCCTATGCTGCCTGAATAACGCGCACTGGTTGGGGCTGTGGCAGACCAGTAAAATTGACCCGTAGGGCTAGTTGGGTTGATGTTTGTGTTAGGAGCAACGACATACCAGACCTCCCACAATTCTTCGATTTCGTTCCATTCTGCTACCACATCACCGATCTGGTAATCCGTCCCAGAAAGCCAAGTTCCGCTTGGTTGCAACGTGCCTATGTTCCATGACACTCCCGCAGGGAGCGCCTGAGCGGAATACCCTTCTGAACCTGAATCGACTTCTGATATGGCTATCCACAGGATGTCATCAACAATCGCGTAAGCGCCGCCCTCAAGATTAAACAGTCCTTGCGCGCCGCCAGCCACCAACTCAGTTGCCATCGCCACGCCGGGGCGCTTGATCGCAGTCGGCACTCCTTCAATGTTCTCGACCAGCAGATTCTTCATCCGCGCGTCTTTGGCTAGCGTGCCGTCACGCGACTCCAGCGGATTGCAGAGATTCAGCCTCATAGCGCCCACGTAGTCGAAGCGGAAGCAGGGGAAACAATGATCTTTCGCAGCGTGTCACCGGATACGTTGTAGAGCGCGCCGTTAAAGCCGATACAGCCCTGCCCTTGCATCGCCGATCCGGTGAGCAGCAGCGCCGCACCAGGGCGCTTGAACGCCTTCACCACATCGCCCTTCACCTCGGCGAGCACGTTCTTCATGCGTGCGCCTTTGGCTAACGTGCCATCGCGGCTGAGCAGCGGCGCGGTGAGTTTCAGGCGCATTTCAGCGCGAATCCTTGTTGCTCGATCCGTCGCGGGATTCGAGCGGGGCGACTAGCGGGAGTCTCATCAGAAGTAATCCACAGTCGTTGTTCCGGCGTCTGAGCGTTCGGCGTTGAGTGCGCGAATCGTGCGCATCGCTTGATCGGCTTCTGCCATCAGCCTGACAACGGTTTGCTCTCCTTTTTGGTAGTGGTCAGCCAAATCCGAAGCAACAATCGTTGAGAAGGCGCGCATCATCGAAACGCTGATGTCTGGCGCGGTCGCTGCTGCCGTATCAGCGGCAATCGCTTCATAGGTGAGCTTGACTGTGTAGTTGTCGTTCGGAACCGGCCAGAAGCGCAGCACGCCGGCCGAAAACAGCACCTGTTCCGGTTCGCTTTGATCGAGCTTGTTCGGAATGTCTTGGTACTGGCGATGGCCGATGATTTCAAGCGGCGTATCCTCGTCGCCAATACGCAAACTGGCCGAGATTGGGAACAGGCAGTCAGTCGGAGCGCTGGCTGTTGCCGTGCCTGATACCAAGGCTACGTTTGCCGCAGCAGGATCGACCTGATACCAAAGAATCCCAATCGCGTGCAACTCCTTCAGGCGAAAGTCGATTGCTTCATAGACCAGCGCATAGTCATACGCGGTGATCGTTTCGCCAGCGCCGACAATCCCGAGCTTGCTAAGGATCGTCTGCGCCATCTGTTCGCGCGATCGCGTGAAGGAGTAGGACGCAGGCATCAGTATTCCTTGGATTTCCTGCCGCGCCGTTTCGGCTGTTCTTGCGGCGCTTGTTCATTGCTCTCGTCGCTGGCCGGCGGCTGTTCAATTTCTTGCTCTGCTGGCGCGGACTCAAGGGCAAAGTGCGAATTGCCGAGAAGTTTTTGCTGCAGCTTCTGGCTCTCGACGCTGACGAATACCCCCTGCGGGAAAACTACCCCGTAAAGGGTAGTCTCCGCATGGTCGCCAAGGTAGGCGAACTTCATCAGTTGCCCAGATAGACCGGCGTCAGGCACAGCGTACCGGCAGCAGGGGTATCCGCTGCCGTGGTGACTGCCCACTTGACCAGGGTTTCTTCGGTGATCGCCAGCGGCTCGATGGCAATGAACGAACTGACAGAACTGGTCAGGCCGGTAGCAGCCTGGCCGAGCGTCATCCCGGTCTTCACGTCAGTCGAGCCAACGGTGATCTTGGAGATCAGCGCAGCAGAGACGCCGGTGTCCAAGTCGTCAGCAAAGCCGATGAAGCCGAGCAGCGTAACGCCAGCGGGCAGGTAGCCCATATTCACGGTGTCGGCAGCTTCGTCCAGCGAGGTCGTAGCGACTTCAACGGACCAGACCCGGCCATTGAGTACCGGGCCGGCGAACTTCGGTTGCGTCTCGGTAGCGATACCAGGACGCGATACAGTTGATGCAGTCATGATTTAACCTTTCAAAAGGGTAATGGCGGTGCTGTTGGTCAGCGAAGCCGGGGCAGATGTGGTGATGGCGTTGGCCAGCGTCGTGGCATCGGTGTAAGCAACGGTCGTGTTTGCAGCAGCCAGTTCAGTCGTGCCGAACGTGAAGTTGCCATCCGATTTCGTCGCCGTCACCCAGCCGATACGGGCATGACCGGCAGCAGCAGCAGGGATGCCAGCAACAGCAAGAACTGCTGATGCGTAACCCGTCGCGTTTGCTGCGGCTTCGATAGCGTCAATCGTGCCATCTGCGCCGATGTCGAACGCCACAGCACCGAAAGTGCCAGTGGGAACAACGTCATTGCCCGGTGCAGTGCCAGCAGCGACAGCGGCCTTGATGTAGTGCTTTCCGCCGACAAAGTAGTGGAAAAGCGCCGATGAAACTGCGGTAGGCGTCGAACCGATTGCCAGCGCCGGAACGCCGATAACGTAGTTGCCCTGCAGTTTCGCCTTGATGTCATCGACAACGGCCTTGAATGTGGCGTGGTCAGTCTGCAGTTCATTCACTACATCACGAATGTTCTGCAGGACACGAACCGCGTCGCCATCCCAGAAGCCGCCCTCTTCGACGTTGCCATTAAGTGGGACGGCCATGATCAGGAATCCGCCACGCCGCTGAAGAACCCGGTCACAACGCCGTGATCCTTCAGATCGTCGGTGTCACCCGTACCGGCACCGAACGTCAGCTTCTCCACGCCGCGCATTTCCTGGATGCCCACACCGTGCAGGAAGCCATAATCGCGGGTGTTGGTCGTCGATTTGGTGCGCTGCGCCCAGCCCAGACCGACAGCCTGTGCGCCAACGAGGTAACACGGATCAACGTCAATGCCGCCGTTGCCAACACCGATCAGCGCTTCGATTTCCGGGATTTCACGAACAATAACGCCGTCCCACATCAACGAGCCGCCAGTGAAAAGCGGATTGTCGGTGCCACGCTGGCGCGCATCGCGGTTCGCCTGCGTGACCACCGAGTTCTGCGAGAAGTCACGGAAGGCACGCGGGCCGGCGAACATCACGTACCACTCTTCATCCTCGTTCAGACGGATCGGGCGGATCTTCGGCGAGCAGGTTTGAGCCATGCGCTTCATCAGCGACACGGCACCCGGCGTCAGTTTGTCGTTCGTCGAGTCGATGTTGCCGAGCGAGGTCGAATGGTCGTTCGACGAAGCGTTCGACTTGGCTGCACCAAACAGCACGCGGTCAGCGTTATCGACCAGCCATGCGTCTTTCTGGTCTTCGGTCGCGGTTGCATATGCCACGCCATTGATCGACGCTAGAGCGCCGAGAATGGCATCGCGCATCTTGGTCATCGCCCACATCTTGAGCATGACCTTGCCGGCGTCACGCAGATCGATGGCGCTCTTTTGCTCGTCCCAATCGGTGATCGCCACGGCATGACGCAGCGGCGCAACGGTCAGGTAATGCGAGCGGGAATCGAGGCCTTCCTCGTTGCCTTCCAGCGTGCCAGTGGTCTGGCCTGTGCCGGTCAGCTCATTGACCAGAGCGAAGGTAACGCGGTCGCCCTTCTTCTTGGTCAAGTCTTCCTTGAGTTGAATGATCGAATTCTCGTCGGTGCCCATGTACCGCTTGAAGCGGTTATCACGGACGTATGCCTTGAAGAATTCGTCGTCCCATTGCTGCGGGGTAAGCCCTGCGCGGGCAGTGGTGTTAGCCATGTGTTGCTCCTATCGTTTTTGCGGTGCCAAAATGGCGTCGAGGGGTGTCGGTCCGCTTTGTGGCGCATCGAAGCGCCCCTGTGCGTTCCGGGTCTGGGTCAGTGTTTGCGGGATGGCCTGCGCTGTTGCGGCTGGAGCGTCTTTGAGCTTGATTTCAAGCAGCGTCATTTCGCGCACCATTGCGCGGGTCGGCAGATCGGCAATGCGGGCCGCTTCGGCGGGATTCTTCCCGAGGTAGTAAGCGACTTCATGACCGACTTCCGATGACAGAATCGTTTCGTGCAGTTCCTGCGTCAGGAAAGGAGCCAGCCCGTTATTGATGACTGAATCGAAATCCTGATACTTCGCCTGTCCTGCTGAAACGCGAGCATCCGCAACCTTCTGAACTTGTTGCATGTGCTCCTGCTGCGTCCGCGCCTGCTGCGCTGCCTGTTGCTCCTGCTGCAACTCGGTAAAGCGCTGCTGCGCGGCGTGCAGTCCGACTGCTTGCCAATATTGCTCGTCCGACTGGTATTGCTCTCGCTGCGGCATTTCACTTGACGCTACCGGCTGCGGCTTGGCTTGGCTGCGGTACTGCTGCAGTTCCTGCTCAAGCTCCTGCCGGCGGCGGCGTTCCGCAATGATTGCAGCCTCCTGTCCTTTGCTGCGCTTCTGTTCCGGGGTTTCGACCGGCGGCGTCTCTTGTGCTGCTTCGCCCGTTACCTCTGCCGTCTGGTCAGTGACTTCTGCAGCCACTTCGACGGCGGGGGTGTCCAGAACTTCATCCTGCAATACATCGTCCATTTGCTACTCCTAAACGCCCGATTAACCCGGCGGCGGTTCTACGCCCGATAGCCCGGCGGCGGCGTCCTGCGGAAACTGTTGTTCTTCCATGACTGGCAATTCTTCAGGCATGAAAAAACCGCCCGGAGGCGGCTCGTTCATCATTTCGGCTGGCTGCATTTGCTGTCGCAGCAAGTCCATAACCATCAGTTGAACCTGTTCCGGTGTCATGCCTGGGTCTGGCGGCTGCAGCGCTGTAATGCGGCGAGTCTCGGCGTCGTAGCGGGCAATCTCGTTCTTCTCCTGCTCGTTGGCTTGCTTGTCTTCGGCGGCGCGCTTCTCCTGCTCAAGCTGCTCGATGTGCTGCGCGGCTTGCTGCATCTGCTGGTCCATCTGCGCGATCTGTTCTTCCATCTGCTTCAGCTTCTGCTGCGCTTCTGGCGGCAGTTGCTTGCCTTCTTCGCCGCGCATGCTCTTGAGTATCTTGTCCTTGGTGCGCAAACTGGAGGCTTCGATCAGGATTTCCGGGTCGATTGGTCTGCCTGCCTGTGCCATCGCCGGGGCAATGTCCATCAGCGCCTGGAATTCCTCGGATTGTATCGATGCAGAGGCCGGAGCGTCGTCAATGACGATATCCACATCCAGTTTAGCAACGTTGTTCTTGGTGCCAACTATATTCTGCATCGCCGGGTCTTGCTTCATCTGCGCTTCGACTTCTGGCGGGATTGCTTGGCCGTTCTTTTTGGCTTCATCAATCAACTGGTCGCCGAGCGTCAGCGGCTGATTCAGCCCGATGAACTTGACGTTGCGATCATCTTCGGTAACACGCACCCACTTTTCCTGCGTCCAATACTGTTTGATGCGGTTCCAGACCTTGCGATAAACGTCATGCTGGAACTGCTCAAACGAGTCGAACACCGGGCCAAGCTCGGCCAAGCCTTGCTCGCTCTTGGCTTGCAGCGCACGGCCAGACATCACGCGGTTTTCGTTGCCAGACAGTGCGGCATTGACGCCGACCGAATCAATCTCGCCCTTCGCTTCGGCTAATAACTGGAACTGCGCTGCGGCCATGTCGCCAGTTGGGGCAATCTCGAACTTCATCCCCGGAGTGATTTCAACGTGGCCGTCAGGCTTGGCGAGTTCCGCCTTGGCTTTCCTTACGTCATCAACCGCGCCCTTTTCGCCAATCGTCTGGCGCACGCTCAGAAGATGCAGCGCCTTGGAGCGTCGCTTGTTGATTTCGTCCTGCAGGCTGATCCAGCCGCGCACTACGCCGTAGCGGTTGCCGTCCCGATCGACGAAGGCGGAACCGAACACGAACCCGTCTTCCGGCTCACCATCTTCATTTACGTAAGGCGATTCAATGCGCTCAAGGATGCCGGCCTTGGTGTATGCGCTGTAATAGACCTTTCCGCCTTCCTTGCTCCAGCATTCAGCCACCCGCACGCGCTTGCGCTTCGGGTCAGCCCAGCGCACCCGTGGCACGTCGTCGTATGTCTGGCCCTGCTCGGACACTTCGCCGGCTATCGTTGCGTCAAGTTCTTTGGCGCTATCCGGCCAGCGGGAAACCGCGTCGTCAAGATCCATCCAGAGGAACTGTCCGCGATACTTTCCGTCCGAGTAATCGCGCTTGCGGCTGTGCGGATCGCCCCACATGCGGTCCCACGGAATCTGGTTCAGCTCGATGCACATCTCGCCGTTTTTCTCATAAACGGAGATGTCAGCACCGCACGAACCCTCGATCAGCAGGTTCTCAAAGCACTCCGAGCGCTTGCGGTCCCATTTGTTGTCCTGCACAACGAACTTGAGTGCATCCGATGCGGCATTCGCCCCGTCTTCGTCGCCTGGGTTACGCGGAAACGCACGCGGGTCTGATCGACGCTGGCGCTCAGTGCCAAGCAGGAAATCAACCTTCGGCTTAATGCGGTTCGAGGTGACAATCGGCTGTTTGCGCTTCTTCAGCGCCGCTTCTTCTTCGGCAGTCCATTGCTTGTGATCGTAGTAATCCCGGTCGCGCTCGCACTCCTCCCGCGAGTCGGCAGTCGCCTGCTCGGCGGACTCGTGCCATTGCACCAGCCGCGCAAGGATGTCGCCATCGCTCGTTTCAGGAGTTTCGTTCATTAGGCGGTTTTCCAGTTGTCTTCGTCGTCGTCATGGTCGCCGAATGCTTTGGCCCATGAGTCCTGCTTCTTCCGTTCGCCATCAATGACGCGAACCCACGGCCTGGACATGCACGCATAGCGCCATTCGTCCGCCGCATGGTCTTCCATGTCGCTGTCTAGGTCTTCCGGGTTGCTCTCGTCGTGCTGCAACAGCGGGATGGTGCGGATCGAATCGACGCAAGTCGTGAATGTGTAAATCATCGGCGTGTCATCATCACCAACGAACCGAGCGCGCATCTGATCCCATCCTGATACGCGCTTGTTATCTGCCGGCTTGAACACCACGCCAGACTTAATCATTCGCTCTGCGATGCTTGGTCCGCCATCAACCTTCCAGCAAGCCGGATCAGCGACCGAGTAAGCGAACTTCTCGCCGTTGCTGCGTGTTGCGATCCCTTCGCCGACTGCTTCTGCGGTTAGTTTCAGACCGACGTTCGGTTCGCCATCCTTCGCTCCGTACCATTCCCGATAGCGCACCATCGCGCCCTTCGGAAGATGCCGCTCACCATTCGACACCGCCCACCAGCCAACGCTAAACGGCTTGCTCGATCCCCAATCGAACGAACGGAAGCGCGCCCAATTGACCGGAATAGAGAAAGGCTTGATCAGGTGCTTCTCTCTGCTCCAGCAGTCGAAGAACGCACCGGCAACAATATCCCAATCGCCATCAAGCCAAGCTTTTACCAGCTCATCAGAGCCAGATGACTTTAGCAGGCTGATGTATTGCTTGTTGTCCTTCAGATACAGGTTGTCCGAAATCTTCGAAGGTATGAAAACCCTGATCAAGCCAGTCGCCGGGTCAGTAAAAGGCATGTAGGCCGGCGCAACATCAATGAATCGCGCCTTTACCCAGATATGACCCTTGCCGCCAGGGTTGCCCCCTGATCGAATGCGCCCGTGAATCCCTGCCGAGTTACGCAAACAAGCTTTCAACTTGTTGTAGCCGTATGGCGTGGCGTGGTTCGTCAGCTCATCGAATCCGATCCATGTATTTTTGTTTATTGTTCCTTGATCGTATGAGATATAATGGTTTGCGTCTTTCACCGTTATATCCGCTACCAACCTAGACCCAACAAAGGACAATTCACATGCCGCTAAAGAACTTTCCCATTCCGTCAAAACTTCCGACAAGGCGTAAGGATGCTGGTAGCCATGTTCGCGCTGACGGCTATGTAATGGAATATTGCCCAGAACATCCAGCTTGCACAAAGCGCGGCTATGTAATGCAGCACCGCCTAGTAATGGAGGTTCATTTGCGCCGTTATCTATCAGGGCGCGAGGTTGTCCATCACTTGGACGAAAACCGCCAAAACAACGCGCCAGAAAACCTTGAACTTGTTTCAGACCATTCCGCGCACCTTGCAGAACATCACAAAGATCGCAGGAAAGACAACAATCCCGCATTTGCTGCCGCTTTAACCAAGATGTCAGCAGACCCGCAATGCAGCACAAAGCAAGCTGCAAAAGACCTTGGCGTTTCACACCAGACGGTCCATGCATGCTGCAAACGCCTTGGCCTAACTTGGGCTCACGGCATTCAGTACCCGACCGAAGCACGGATACTGCGCGCTTTACAGTCAAATTCACGCAAGGAAGCTGTTCGCCTTCTTGGGATTTCTCTGCAAACTCTGTGGAATCAATACCCAGAATTGATGCGTAAGACTGCCAACCCGAAGCGGTTAAAACAGGATGCCACACCGGATGCTCTTGGATAATACCGTCGCCAATCATCTGCACACATGGAGCGGTATAAGGATCTACCGTCCCCGTGACTAACTTTGCCCCCTCTAGCGTAGCGACATAATCTCCAGCGCAAATATCCTCTATGTTCTTCGGCGATCCGTCCGCCATTAAGATGCGTGTGCCAACTGCTACACAATACTGATGCCCTTGGTAGCCGTCTGCGTCCCGCTCGTGCTCCAAATAGCGCATCTTGAGTGTCGCTCCGCCGGGGAAATACCAGCAGTTGCTGAACGGATAATCAGCACTTGGTGCGGACTTATACTGCCCGCCGTAATCAGGGAACAACTCACGCGCCCGGATCTGCAATTCTTCCAGTTCGTTGTACGTCTTGCGAAAGATGATCCCGCGCCATGCTGCTCCGTGTCGCAATCCTTCCAGGTAGTCGCCGAGCAGGTAATCCGACTTTCCGCCACCTCGCGCCCCACCAAAGAACAGCTCATCAACGAACTTGGCGGTTATCGCGCTACTTTGCGGGCCTGGTTGCGGTTCCCAAGCCATGAGCAGCCATCCATTGTTCTGCGGTTAAGTCCGGGACTGATACATGAGAGTGAGTTACAGCGCCGGAATGCTCAACAACGCTTTCAACTTTATCGCGCCACAAATCCGGGCGGCGATTCTTCAGCCAGAAGATGCAAGCGGTTGTGTCTGGCGGGTAAAACTTGCGAATGTCAGTCTTTACGATGGTGTTCATCACAACGCGAATATCAACCTCGTCATGCTCATAACCATTCGCCCGAGCAAACAGACTGCGCTCTACGCGGTTATCTGCAATCTCTTTGCTGACCTTTAGGGACTCGCAAAACTCTGGGTAGTCGTTTTTCCAACGGTATAGACTGGCGACACTCACGCCGAAGAAATCAGCAATTTCGATATCCGTCGCCCCGAGCGCGCACAGTTTCGCTGCTTGCTCAACAAACTCTGGTTTGTATTTGCTCGGACGCGCCATTGTTCTTTCTGATGCGGATGTAAAAAAGCCGCACTAGGCGGCAAGCTCACTGGGAGCGGGAGGAATAGTATGTTCAAGGCTGATTGATTCGTTAAGCGTTCGCCAGTCGCAAGCTACGTGCTTCCCTATGGGTACATCCGCACTAAGCCGACTTCAGATGCATTGCTGTTCGTCGCCGTCTTTCCGGCGTGTCACTGATGGTACGCATCGCCCATTACAGGCCAGCACTCGCCGGGTATCCAGCGTTCTAGGCGTTCAGAAAGCACAAAGCCCCTGCGGTTTCCCGGAGAGGATTTGTTTAGGGCGCACTGCCCCTACCCCAAATATCGCACAATTCTACTCATGTGTCAAGGTCATGCAGTTCGTTGCCTACATGCCGCATCGCTTCGCTAATCCACATCGAGATGCATCCCGATACGGCATCCGCTGCTGGGGCTTCTGCCTTGCTCCAGTGGCTTGCGTTCCTGCCGCTACCACCGCAGGGCGCACAGATCGCTTTTACTGCGCCGACCATCGCATCACCTCTGCCGCCGCAATTCCAGCAATGATCCGGGTGGATTTCCTCTCGAACGACTCGCGTCACGAGCACTAATCGCTGATCCTGATCAAGACTCCAGCGCATCGTCACGCCCATCAGGCGTCCGATTAGCTTTCGGATGCTGTCCGGGTCGTGCAAAAGGATTGCTCGTGCTGTCATTGCCGCTTCTGTTGAGCAATAGCCAAGCGCCCCGGCGATGTTCTCCCATGTCAAGGTAGGCACACCGCCGCCGATGCCAGCATCGAACGAACATGTCTTCGGATTCAGTTTGCCAAGTATCTCAGGTGCGCCCATTTATTCCCCCTTGTTTGCGTACATCGAACACTTCCGAACCTTCTTGCGCCCCAATCGTCACACCTCTACCCGCTGCGAGAAACACACTTCGACCAGATGGAAGCGACAGCCCTTGCACGTCCGCGATTCTTTGGCGATTAGTTGCGAAAGCGGATCGCGCATTTCGGATTGTCGCTGCCATTCAGCCATTAGTTGTACTCTCCCCGATTAGCCGTCACCAGACTGAACTGATGACGGCACATGCTTTACGCCGCGAGCCGTTCTTTGAGTGCGTAGCCCATCAGCGGCCACATCTTTCCGATGGCGTTCTGGCGGGCAATCTTGCGGCCAAGTTCGGCGTCGAAGTTCTCCGGGCTGGCGCAGGCCGACTCACCCGTGACGGTGAAGCCGTTGCGCAGGACGAGGACGCAGAAAGTCAGCAGCTCCAGCGCTGCCGGGATGCCTTCGTGAAAACCCGAACGGATGCCGTCTGCCGCCGTGAAGTAGTGCTCACTGGCGATGTTCGCCTCGATGTCTGCCGGCGTGACGCGCGGGGCGGTCAGTCCTTTGTCCTGTATCTCCTGTTCGATTGCTTGATCATTCATGGTTGTTTCCTTTTCTGTTGCCGTGGCTTCATCGGGTGACACGGCTAACCCGTAAATCAGTGCTTATATCCGAAGGTTACGGTTGCCGTGATGCAAAGCGCCGAACCCCAATATGCCGCATCCGCCCAATTGCCATGAATTGCCCACCTCGCAGCGTTCAAGCAGTAAAGCGTCATGATAACGTAATTGAACAGCGCGGGATTCTTGAGTAGGTCAGCCACGCTGTAGATCCTTGAGTTTCGCTTTAAATTCCTGCTCGATCGCTTGGCACTCTTCCCGCGTCCATTTCCGGCTGCGCGGCGAGTTCTTGAGCCGGTCAAATTCCGCCTGTCCAATGCGGGCCGGAAGTCGTGCCTCGTATTCGGTCGCGTTGCCGCCCTTGAACACGTTGCATTGATCGCAGCTCTTGTGAATGTTCGCGGTGTCGAAACGCAATGCGGAATTCGCCCCGACTGATTTCCAATGCGAGGCGTGCCACTCTGCAGCGTCATTCGTTCCGCAGGAGATGCAGGACATTTCCCTATCCCGTTCGCGCACAAACGTATTAACGGCCTTCTCTGTGCGTTTCAGCCAGTATTGCAGCGGTTTCAATTCCGCCAGCTTGGCCTTCGTCTCTTTCCGGTCAGCCTTCTCGCGCTTTGCTTTGATTTTCTCGGCGATAGACAGAGCGTAGGTCACCTTGCAATCATAGCTATCGCAAGTTGGCTGCAATGGGCGCGTTGCCGTGTAAGGTGTTTTGCATATGCGGCAGCGCTTCAAAGCTCTATCCCTCGCGCCGCCGCCCTGATCCCAGCCGACAGATTACCCGCGCCTAGTCTGCGCAAGCGTTCGATTGTCTGCTCGTCGAGATAGACGCACATCTTGCGGCATGGCACCTCGGCGGGCCTGCCAGCGCCTTCACGCTTGCCGCCGCGTTTCGGTTTGTTTTCCATTCTGGTTAGAGATACTCGTACTGCGCGTAAAAGTCGAAGCCTTCCGGCGCGTAACGGTGGGCAAGTTCGTATTGCTCGTTGTGAATCTCGTTGGCCTCGACTTCGGCGTCAATGGCGCGCTGCTCTTTGAGGTTGAAAACTTCGTCGTTGAACTCGTGGCTGAGTGCGTTTTCCATTTTCTTCTCCGGTTCGTTGTTATGTGTGCTGCTAGGACTGAATTATAGCAACAATCAAACAGAATGCAATAACAAATCAAATAAATTTGTATTTCTTTTGATCTGACCACACCACACCACTATCTGCCCCATAAGCGAACAAGTATTCGATGAACTCAGCGGCTTCCTTTACCCGAAATTCCCGCGTCTGAATGCCGAGCTGTACCACGCGCTCAAAGTCAAGGCTCGGAACCACTCGCCCGTCATGATGCAGCGGCGTTCCGGCGTCGCGCATGACCTTGGCGAATGCATCCACAAGCAGCCGCTTCCAGTCGTCAAGAGCCAATTTCTTGCCGAGGAACGTGCATTGCTTTGCAATATCACCGACCATCGCGTGATATTTTTCCTCCTGCTCCCGCTTCTTTGCCGGCTCTCCGAGTCGGAACACGTAGCCCTCTGGCGCGGCCAGCACATGCCGGCAGGCGGCTTTCCTCGCTGCTTCGCCGGTCAGTTTCAGGACGATGGCGCTCATTGCTCACCCCTTGCCCGCTCGCTGGCTACGCCGTCTGCGATGCCCTTTTCGTAGGCGATCTTGACCACATGCGCCAAAGCAGCATCCATGCGCCAGCGTGCATCAGGGTTAGCGACAAGATACTTGGCGAACTCGCTGCGGATGGTGTCGAGATTGATCATTCCGACATCTCCCAATCCGGTAGCGCTCGCTTGATCACGATCAGCGTGCAAACGTCGCCATCGGCGAGATGCTCGTTTTCGTCAAGCGTCTGGCGGATCGCGTCGCGCAGCCTTTCGTTTTCATCGATCAGCGACTGGCTGATGTCATCGTCTCCGGACAGCAGCGAACGCAGCCGCTCAACCTCGGCAATCGTCGCGTCAATCGCTTCGCCGATCACAGCCGGCGCAATCATCGGCACGCTTTCATCTGTGCCGCTCCGCCAGATGTTGTATAGGCGCAGGGTTTCAATGTGGTCGGTCATGCGAACATATCCAGTTGATTCGGCGCATTGCGCACCATTGCTGCCTCGCGCCGGCAGTTCGCCGCCCAGCCAAGCAGGACAAAACTGAACGCACGGTGCTTGGTGCGCCGTGATTTTGATTCACGCAGATAGACGCGAGCTTGATGAATCAGTCTCTCTCGCATCATGCCGCCAGCCCCAGCGCTTCAAATTCATTGCGCACCTGTTCGGCCATGACCGCAGCCGATACCGCTTCCGCGCTCATGCGCATCAGCGGCTTTTCCAGCGACGTGAGCAGCGCCAGTGCCGCGTCAATGTCTTCGACGGTAAGAGGCACGCCGTTCGCCAGCCGCGTTTCGAGCTTGAGCAATGGCGCGGTATCGGTTTCCGGGAACAGGCGATTTATTAGGCTGGAAAATCCAGAAATACACCAGTCAACTCTTACATAATCGTCTCTGTTATGGAGTTGAGTCACTGGATAACCGTCCAAGCTATCGCAATATCCACTTTTCATCTCTAACAGCGCCTGGCGCATCGGGCGTAACCACGCAGAAACCCTCCTTCTTGTTATTTTCTTCACAGCAATAGTCCTTTGCTTTGCATAAAATCTACCGGGTGTTTTTTGCCTTTTTGCAGATTACAAATTGACCTAAGCAGCTGTATGTTCTCGTCGGAATTAGAGCCTCCTAGATACAACGGAACGATATGGTCAATGTGATAATCATCTTCAAGCGGAACCCCACAACAAGCGCACCGCCCTTTTTGAAGCAAGAATAATTTCTCTGTAAGCCCTTTTGATATAGAGCCTCCAGAAGCCTTCTTTCTCGCTCTCCGGTTGTTGTTATGAACACGGCTTAACTCTAGATTTTCTGCAACGTATTTCGCCTTGCGCGCCTTAATTTTTTCTTTGTTGTTTTCGCTATAGTTAATTTGGATTTGCTTACATTTTTCTGGGTTTGCTGCTCTATATGCCTTTTTCCGCTCTTTCTCTTTTAAAGGGTTTTCTTTTCGCCACTTTGCATTTGCTTCGTTTGATCTCTTTGCGTTTTCTGCATAATATTTAGCTCGGTATGCTTTGACGCGATCAATGTGCTTCTTTACTGAAGCGGCCTGAATTTTCTTTACTTTTTCAGGATTATCTTTGTGCCATTTAGCAGCGGTTGCGATAGCCTTTTCCTTGTTTGCCTCGTACCATACCGCTTGCGTTTTCTTTTGCCGCTCTAGATTGTTTTTCCGCCACTCTTTAAGCCTAAGCGTTTCTTTTTCTTTGTTTTTCTCGCGCCACATGGCGTTATATGCTTTTTTACAAGGGTCACAAGCCCCTGCTGCTGTAAATTTAGTGCTTCCGCACTTTATGCACGTTTTCACTTTGATTCTCCGCGCAGCCATGCTTCTACTTTCTTTCGAGGGATGCGCTTCATGCGTCTTGCTTCTGCATCAGTTGAATGTCGGCCAGATCGGCAGCGAAGAACGCATCCCACACGCGATAGCGTTCCTCGTGGTCGTCAATCGTTGCCGGAATTTTGATACCTTTGGCGTTGAACAGATCGCACTCGGCGCGCAGTTGATCCGGTCCCGGCGTCAGGTCGATGCGGATCAATTTGCGCAGTTCCTCGATTTCAGCCAGCGTGAAATGACAGGCGTCGATCTTGCATTGCGCCCAGGCTTCAAAGTTGTTGCGGAATTGCTTGGTCACGGTCGCCATGGTTAAAACTCCACTTCTTCGCTGGCGGTAATCGGCTGATGGCACTTTGGCGCATCGTTTGGCGATTCTAGGAACTGTCCGGATTGCGGATCGAACCAGAACTGCAGAGATCCATTCCAGCCTGATCCATTACGCTGCGATTCGCAGGACAGCACCGCGTCAGGTTCGTGGCTCATCGCCATATCGCCAGAACTCATCGCCTTGTGCTTCGGCTTGTTGCGCCAGACGCTGAACACGTTCTCGGCCATGTCGCAGATTTCGCTGGTGCCTTTGACATCGTGCAGGCCAGCCGGCTTGTCATCGCTTGCTCCTTTGCGGGCATGGGCAACAAGGTGGATATGCGGCCCGGACTGATGCGCAACGCTTTGCAGCGAATCAACGAAATGCTTCTGCCGCGTGAAATCGTCCGAGCCCACCCCGATGCCGCACTTCATCAGGCTGTCGATCACGATATGCTGCACGCCATGCGTTGCCACCGCGTAACGGCAAAGAGCAACCACGTTGTCAGCCTTGAGCGCGCCCTGATGGTCGAACAGCCATAGGCGCAACTTGGCGTATTCAAACCAGTCATCAACAAAGCCCTTCGGTGGGCGGCTTGATCCGGACTCCTGCCGGCACTTCCTGGCGAGAACTTCCTCCGGTTTGAATTCCGGGCTGATGATCAGGACTTTGTTGCACAGGCGCATGACGTGCAGCATGACCTGCGAAAGCATCTGGCTCTTTCCGTGTCCTTTGTAGCCAGTCCAGATCGACAGTTCGCCCGGGCGCAGCTCGATCAGGTCATGCGTCTTGAACCACGGCAACGGCACGCCGATGGCACCGGCCTTGTGGTTCAGCACGTCAAGCGTGCGCTTCTTGAAGCGTGAAGCATCCCGGACTTGATGGACGTTTTCCGGCTCGGTGAATTGCGATAGGTCAATGCTGGCGTCGATCAGGTTCATAGTCCGCAACCGAACGGAGAACCGCACCCGGATTCAAACAAATCATCCTGCCCCGGTTTGTACTGCCCTGGCGAATACTTTGCCCATTGAATTACCTGTTGAATTCCATGTGCCCCGGCGTGCTTTCCTGCTCGAAACATCGGCTGTCCAACTTCTCGCTCTAGCGCGCCGAGCTTGCCTATGTCCCAGCTCGAAAGTCGGCGAAGGTCGTTCCGATTTGCGTTAGTGCAAGGACTGCATTCGTCGCTTCTGTGGTTTAGCTTTTTAACGCCAGCACGCGTTAAAAGCTCGTCTCGCTCCATATCGCTATGCATGAATAACGGATGCCAAACAGCCCTTCCGCCGTGGTACTCGCTTGAATCGACAAATTCTGGAACATTCTTTCGATCCTCGCTTTCTGCTCTGCGCTTACCGATCATAACGACTACGCTGTTATTTGTGTCAATGTCGTCAATCCAATTTAGGAACGGGAACCCTTTTAGCCATGCTGTGCAAAACTGCGATCCGTGCATCGGGAATCCGCTCTTCATTCTGACAAGAGCTTGCATCCCCATGCTTTCAATCCGTGAAGTGCTAAAGCCGTATTTGCGCGCCAACTCCTCGCCTAACGTTATTCTCTCTGCCCACTCAGAAGACGCCCATCTCGTATCGCAATAAACAACACAGCAATCTTGCAAGCCTTTCTCGTGCGCCCATTGAATCATCGCCATGCTGTCGTTTCCGTAGCTTACTGATATAGCGTATTTCATTTCCAACCCCGATCCGGCGCCCAGGATGCGAACGTGTCGCCGGCCATCACGCAAAGGTGCTTCGGCCTAACCGAAATCAGCGCCTTCGTCAGATCGCGCACTTCCGTCGCTGTTTCGTCGGCAACGATGGTGACGTCGAAGTGGCCGAGCCGCTCAAACTGCTTCGGCGTGATCTCGTCGCCGTCCTCGAGCGTCAGGTCGCAGAATCCGACCTTGTGCGGGCGGTAAATGTTCGGGTGCGTGCCGTCGAGAAAGATGCGCACCGGCAGTTCTACCCCGGAATTTTCCAGCGCGTTGAAGTAGTCAAGCCCCTTCATAGCGCACCCCGCATCCATTCGGGCAATGCTGGCTTGCCGTTGATATGAGCTGGTGTTGCGATCTCGTCTGTCCAGTGCTTTCCTTTGATCCATCGTTCGGGGTCTTTGCGAAACCTTTCCTCGGTGCTGGAACAAACCGCCGTAGCTGCCGCAACGATAACCGGAATTAGTTCGTCGTCAGGACTAGCCTTAAGCCACTCACGGATAGCGGCCTCCTTCCCTTTTTTCTTACCATACGCATCCCAAAACTCACTAAAGCCGTCAGGCGGAATCGCTGGTGTATGTTCCCTTCCCTTCCCTTCCTTCCTACCTGCGCGTGTAACCACTGTCACTGTCTCGTCAGTGACGCGTGGTGACGCGTCAATTCCTTTTTTGGGGAGGGGGGGGGGTAAAGCGCTTTCTTTTTCCCGAGGGTTGATGTGCTGATGCTCTTTGAACGTCGGAATGAATGCGAGTGAATCACCGTAGAGCACGCACAGGGAACGCGTCACTAACTCGTCACACATCGCGTCAATGTCGCAATCGTCCGCCGGGAAATAGCGCATCTTGAACGTCTTAGGCTTCCAAGATAAACGGCCTTCCTTGTCGGCTTCGCACCAAATGGCGATATACAGCAGACGTGCCAGAGGGGAAAGTTCTACGATATCTTCAGATGTGAAAAATTCAGGCTTAACCGTGCGAATCCTCGCCATTATTTTTTACTCCGCAAGCCAGCCAGCAGATCGCGTAGAATTTCAGCCTGTTTGATGCGTTTTGATTTTTGCGTGAGAATGTACGGCAACTGTGCTGCTTTTAGCTGCGCTTGAAAGAAATGATCATTCATTTTTATTCCCTGAACGCCACCACGAGAAGAGGGCCTTGACGCCCTGTATCAGATCAGGGTGCGGTCCTTGCGGATTTCGCGCCCCTCTCGTGGTGGCTCTGATAACTGCTGCATGTAATCCCGAAATCGTCACAATCCGGGGGCATCGGTTTTACCCGTTTCCGAGTATCACTACTCTAACGCATTCCGGGTAAAAGTGGAAGCGTAATATGCGAATAAAATTCGATTTGCGTCAATTTTTTAACATTACGCGGGCGGAAAAAACCGGCCGGAGCCGGTTCGCTGGGCGGGTTGTGGTCAGCCTTCCAGCAAGGAGGCTTGCTGCTCGGTGCGCTCGTAAGCGTCACGCACATCGAACAGGCTTTCCTGGCGCTGGGCGTTCTCGATGCGCGTACAGGCGATGTCGAAATACTTTTCATCGCGCTCGATACCAATGAACTTGTTTCCAGCACGCAGCGCAGCGACGCCGGTGGTACCAGACCCCATAAACGGGTCGAGAATCACACCTCTTGCCTTGACGACTTCCAGCGTCCATTCCATGAGACGCAGCGGTTTTTCTGATGGATGCCCATTCAGCACGCGGCCAACAGGAAGGCTGATGCGCTTCGTATTCGCGTCCCGGCTTGTCCATGCGATCTCGCAATCAGCCATTGTTGGTACCGCGTTTTGCTTGTCCCACACCAGCCAGCAGCGGGTCGGCGGCAATCCGTAATAGTTTCCCCCCCAAAACACGGAAACGTCAGCGATCGCCATGAGCGACAACAGCAGCGATACATCAGGCGCGGCGTTGTCCCATACGACCATTTCCTTGAATTCTTCCTTTGCGCCCCATGTACCGCCCTGCATGCGCTTTCCGAGACCATAAGGCGGGTCTGTAATCACCGCATCAACCCGATTCAGCGTCGGCAGGATAGCGGCGCAATCTCCTAGGTACAACGTTGCGTTGCCGATTACGACCGGCTCCATCTTGCCCATGTGCTATGCTTTCCTCTCTCGTTGCATCCAAGCCCCGTTTGCCGTCCCCGGCGCGGGGCTTACCTTTTGTTGCTTGACGCTTTTGTGCCTGATATTGGTTATAGGGGGCTGACGTACTAAATTGCAAATGCGTCATGATCCCTATCATGCGTTAGGGGACTTCGCCTTGTCGATCCGCTGGCGCACCCACTTCGCGCCCCCGAGTCGTTGCAGCTTGTACCGCTGTCCTTCCGTCATGCGCAGGCTTACGGTAACGGTCGTCTGGCCTTCCGCTACCGGCTTGCGCCCTTGGTTACGGCCTACGCCGCCGCGTTGTGCTACAATCTTTGCACCTTCCGAACTAATGTCCGGCGTTGGTTGCCCTGGTCGCTTTGCGCCGGGGTTTTTCATTTCAAATCTTCCCCGCACGTATAGCACCAGGGTACAGTAGCCGGCCAACAGCTCCCGCACTTCCCGCAAAGAACAACATCTTTAATCTTTTCGTCGCACTGGCACGCTTTCGCTTTCGCTTTGTCGTCGTAAATGCGTTCACAGCCAATGCACTGAAAACCGCGCCTTCCGGCGCGGCCCTTGTCGTTGTCGATCATTTGTAAATAAGCCGGATGTCACGGCAACCAGCGAACGCAACGGCATCGTTCCATTCGAGAAACGAGGCGATAGGCTCTTTTCCGTACTGCGTCAAAACTTCGTAGTGGTGAATTTTGCTTTGCATTTTGTTTTTCCCGTTGCGTTGTTTGATGGTTCTATTGTAGTGCGCAATCAAACAATGTCAAGGGTTATTTTTAGTCCCCTAACTCATCGGTCAACCGGAACTCCGCATAAAACCGCGGAGTCCGGTTACCTCAGCCGTTCGGCGTCACAAGCCCCCGCCACTGGTCTTCATTTGTGATTCCGATGGCCCGGCCATTCAGGGCTACGAAATCCAGCCCCGGAACGTACTGCGCCATCGTTTCGATGACGAGGTATTGCCCTCGGTCGTCAATGAGGAATATCTCCCACTGATACCAGCCAGCCATGACCGGGCGACCGTCTCTACCGCAGTCAAACCATTGTGTCAGCTCTTGCCGGTCCGAAGATGCGCCGTCGAACCCG